ACAACCCAAAGTACCGGGTCAAAGAGTCCAGGGACTTCAAGACCGCAGTCAAGACCGCACGGCAACATCTCAAGGCGTTTGACTTCACACAAGTCATGAAGGACTCAATGTTTGCCTGCACCAATGCACGGGATGTGATTGCACAGGGAGGTTACAACGCGATCTCTCAAGCACTGAAGTTCAACACCAGCGAGTTGATGCAGGAGATCAGGGCTATGGTTATCTCGGGCTACACCCCTAAGACAGCAGCGTTTGCAAACGCAGCCACATTCGTCCGTGAGAAGGGCGATGAGATGGAGCGGGTGAAAAATTACAGGCCACAGCAGGTGTTCGTGTGGTTGCAGCCCCACTGCGCGGTGTATCAGTACAGTGGCAACGCCGAGGCGCACACGGCCCATACGGTGGACGAACTGCCTGAAGAGGTACGCAACAAGATTGCGGTGCTCAACATCGGTGAGAAAAACTCACCCATCATTGATGTTGGTGTGAAGGTAGACGACACCAAGTACTGGGTGTTCATGTCATGAGCACCGAGACACGTGTCCTGCTTGATGCGTCCACACTCAGGGTTTCCATCACTCCTGATGGTAGATTTGACATTGTAGACTTTACAACACCAAGACAAGATGGTAGATTTCTACACCAAGATGCCCCACAAGAGGACATCCCAGCTTGGATCATTGAGACCATCTCAATACTGCGCATCACAGAGCCCCGCTCTGTAGTGAACGACATTGGGTTCAAGGTGAATGACAAGCTGTACTACATCGTTGATAAGAGAGGTAATCATGAATGCGAAGAGAAGTGACCCGTGGATTCCGGTCGGCCATCCCGACTTCAAGTGGACATCACATGCAGATGTTCAGAAGTTATGGCGCAAGTACGGGTGGGTGCCGCCCAGTGAATTGCGAGAGGCCCCGCCACCCCAAGAAGATAACAAAGAGCCTGAGTGGATGGCTGTGCGGAGGGTCAAATGAAAGCCATCCTTGAGTTCACCTACCCAGAAGATGAGGACAAGCTACGCCATGCAATGCATGGCAGCACAGCGGTCTATGCGCTCGATGAGATGCGGCAGATGATCAGGTCATGGGAGAAACATGATGGCACCAACCCAGAGGCTATGGTCGAGCGACTGAAGCAGCGCATATTTGATGCATTAACAGCTTGTGGGGAGGAGTAAGTGACTGATCAAAAACGCATCACCATCCCTGTCTCAACAGACATCGACAAGATCAGAGACCGGCTTGAGCGCGACACCGGGGTGAAGATGACCTACACGCAGGTCTTTAACTTCCTAATCCACTTTTATGTACAACGGGCCAGCGAGCCCAAGAGCAGATGGAGGTCAATGGAATGAATAAAGACACAGGAGGGTACGCCTTCCCGCACACCATTGAACACCTGCATGAGCCTGTAAGTGCGGGCATGACACTGCGGGACTACTTTGCTGCAAGGGTGATGCAGAGCATCATTGTGATGGATGGCGCACACCCAGCTACGGCTGCTGGGATTGCGTACACCTGCGCCGACGCCATGCTCAAGGCAAGGGAGAAGAAATGAACGACCATGAAGTTGAAGTGATCCTTACCCCGGAGCGCATCAAGCTGTACGAGCGGGCTATGGTGATAGGCTTGCCAGCGATTGTGGTGTCGATGTATGGGGACAGGATACAGAAGCTGATTGATGACGAGCGCAACGCCTGCGCAGCCATCGCAAGGCAGTGGGACGCCGATCACCCGGCATCGAACTACGGCGGGTGCATTGCAACTCTGATCGAAGCAAGGGGGCAAGCATGAAGCGCGATCTGTACGACTTCATCACACCACCAGATACACCCAAGGAGGCGTACTCAACCACGTACTACTTCCCGCACCAGCAGAAAAGTGGCGTGGGCCTTTACCCACGATCCCCTGCGTTCAACAACCTGCCTTGCATGGCAGCACACTACGACTTGGGTGGCAACCTGTTGTTTACACGGTTCATCTTTAAAGATGGCACATGGAGAGATGAGAAATGAAAGAAGACATCATCCGCATGGCGCGGGAAGTTAGCGGGTCGATGCTACATAGTGGAGAGTTTGCGCTTTTCGGAAACCACCAGATCGAGCGTTTTGCCGCCCTTGTCATTGCCAACAACCCACCGCAGTCATCAATGGCGTGGCAGGAAGGGTTTGAAGCAGGGCGGCTGGCCGAGCGCGAGGCGTGTGCAAAGGTGTGTGAGGACAAAAACACTTTGTTGGCTTGGCCGACATACGCCGCCGCAATTCGAGCAAGGGGGCAAGCATGAAAGATGACATCATCCGCATGGCGCGTGAGGCTGGGCTTTCGTCGTCACCCGAAGACGACAACGCATACTGGACTGCTGATGGAATCGAAGAGCTTGAACGCTTCGCCGCCATCGTCGCAGACCGCTGCGCTGAGATTGCCTACGAAGCCGAGCCGTTCCATTCTGCGGACCTGATCCGCGAAGCATTTGGGGTGAAGAAATGACCCGCAAGTACCCGCCCTTCACTGCACAAGAATGGTGGGAGCAAGAACGTGAGAATCAGCTTGCACTGGCCCAGCTTTATCACGACCGGCTGCACCCCGAGCACTACAGAGTGTGGGAGTGCTTGTTTTTGTGGGCAACGCCCGACCTATGGAGAGACCCAAAATGAAATACGAGGACATCCATTCCTGCCACTTTGGGTGTCAACGTCCTGCCTGTGTCCTGCGCCAAAGAGATGAACTGTGGAGCCTTGCAAAACCCATCTACGAGGCAATGCGTAAGCTGCATCCCAACAACCGATGGACGTTCGACTACACCATACGACGCGCCGCAGAAGAACTCCAAAAGATAGCGCCAGCAGCAACATGCCCACCCTGTAACAACAACTGCCGACAAGGCAGAGACTGTCCAAACAAATGAAATGCCCACTATGCGGAGCCCCAAGTGATGTCGAACAAACCAAATCAATCGACGGTATCCCCATCAGACGCCGCATCTGTTTCAACGAACACAGCTTCAACACCAAAGAAGTTGCGATCAGCGAACCCAAACCAAAGCGTCGAATACGCAAAGTGCTGGCCGTTTCAGAGGGTGGACGGAAAGCTACTTGAGCGGGCACACAGACAACTGAGCAAGCAACACACAGAAACATTTGAGGAGGCACCGTTTTGACGCCCGAAGCAAAGGTTAAGGCCAAGGTGGTTGCCACCCTCAAGGCCAACGAGGTGTACTACTTCTACCCGGTCATGGGTGGGTATGGCACCAGCGGCGTACCAGATATTGTGGTGTGCTGTAACAGCAGATTCCTGGCCATCGAATGCAAGGCCGGTAAGAACAAGCCAACCGCGCTGCAAGAGCGCAACATGCAGAAGATCAGAGACAGCGGTGGCGTTGCTATCGTGGTCAATGAGGAGAACCTGAACATCGTTCAGGAAGTTTTGTCGCAACTACAGGAGATCGAAAATGGGAAACATGAGTGATGAGATGAAGAAGGTCATGGCTAAGTGGGGGGCAGACGAGCAGCCCGAAGTCGCACCAGCAAAGCCCCAAGAGTCCAGTGCGCCTCGCACTACGTATCGCAACCTGATTTATCAGACCATCAAAGACAACCCGGGCATCACGTCTTTGGGGGTACTCCAGAGTCTGACAGATCGCAACATCCCACAAGCGTACAACTCAGTGTCGTCACAGATCACAGGCTTGCATCAAGAGTTCATGCTCAGGCGCGAGTCGGGGCGACCTACAGATGGTGGACGCCCTCTGTATCAGTACTATGCTGTGCCACCACTGGAAGCCATGAAGCTCAAAGCTGAGCATGCCCGTAAGAAACAGCTTGCACAAGCACGTGCGGAACGCGCACGACAAGCCAAGGCTCTGAAGGTTGAAGCCAAGCAGCATGCACAGAAGATGTTGCAGGAGCAGTTGGCCCTACCGCTGATGCCGCCCGTGCCTGAGCCTCGCCCCGTGGAGACCGTTGCCCCAGTGCCAGCACCCCAAGCCGCCCCTAACCTGCGTGACATGAGCGCGATGGACATCCTCAATGCCATCAACTTTGCACAGGCCAAGGAGTTGTACAAAGAACTCAAAGAAGCATTCGGAGGTTGATATGTTTGGAATGAGTAAAGAAGAGAGGCGACGGTACGAAGCCGACATGCAGCAGCTACGGGCGCAGCAGGAAACGGAGATACGGATGCTACAAAGACAAGCGCAGCTTCAAGGGGCCATTCAAGGAGCCAACATAACCACGTCTGACTACCGTGGGCAGTACAACACCGCCGTAAATGCCTTGGGGAATGTGGGTAGCGACACCAGCACCATCCTGCGTAATGTACAGGGCGACATACGGGAGATGCGCAATGAGATGATCAAGCTCAGAGGCTTCTACGAGTGGATGATCCATGCGTACCCAGAGACCATAGCGCAGTACAAGGCGCTGATGGATTTGCAACGAGCAGCCAGCAGCAACGAGACAGGAGAGCAAAGTGTCGCATCCTCTTACTGAAGACAGCAAGATCATGGGAGTGCCGACAATCCGAATCAAGGTCGGGGACTATGAGTTGTTCGACTGGAAGGATGACACCCACATCGGCATTTCGCATGTCAGCGGTGAGGCTGGCTTGTTCCAGAAGAAAGAGTTTGAGGCGCATGTGGCTGCCTTCTTTGGATTGAATTTCCCATGAACATATTGACGATTGACTTTGAGACCTACTACACCAGCACCGATCTGGGCTTCAAGACGCAAACCACGGAGGAGTATGTCCGTGATCCACGCTTTGAAGTGATCGGTGTGTCGGTGCAGGTGGATGGTGGCTGGCCCCAGTGGTTTAGCGGCACAAAGGAAGCCACCAAAGAGTGGTTGTCGCAATTCGACTGGGCCAACAGCATGGCGCTGGCACACAACGCGATGTTTGATATGGCGATCCTCAACTGGCACTTCGACATTCGCCCCAAAGCGATTGCTGATACGTTGAGTATGGCGCGGGCCATCCACGGCACTGAGGTTGGCAACAGCCTTGCCAAGATGGCTGCGCACTATGCGCTTGGGGTCAAGGGCACAGAGGTGGTGAGCGCGATTGATCTGAAGCGGGAAGACTTTCCTCCCGCAAAGCTGAGAGCGTACGCCGAGTATTGCCGCAATGATGTGGCGCTGACGTATGACTTGTTCCTACATCTGCTGCCCAAGTTCACACGTGGTGAGCTTAAGCTCATCGACCTGACCATCAGGATGTTTACAGAGCCTGTGTTGGCGCTGGATAAGACGTTGCTGCAAGAGCATCTTACGGATGTGACCGGCCGCAAGCTCAAGCTGCTGGAGAAGGCGGGCGCTGAGAAGGCTGACCTCATGTCCAACCAGAAGTTTGCGGAACTGCTGCGCGGTCTGAATGTTGAGCCGCCGATGAAGATCAGCCCAACAACGGGCGAGTTGACGTTGGCGCTGGCTAAAAGCGATGAAGGGTTCAAGGCACTGGCCGAGCACCCAAGCCCGGATGTGCAGGCACTTGTTGCTGCAAGGCTGGGCAACAAGACTACGCTGGAGGAGACCCGAACCGAGCGCCTGTTGGGGATCGCGGACAGAGGAGTGATACCTGTACCCCTCTCATACTACGCTGCACACACGGGACGGTGGGGTGGGTCCGACAAGCTCAACTTCCAGAATTTCCCCAGCCGGGGTGAGAACGCAGGCAAGCTCAAATCAGCGGTCCTTGCGCCTGAAGGCTACGTGATGATTGACTGTGATTCCTCACAGATTGAGGCGCGAGTGCTGGCGTGGTTTGCTGGGCAGGATGATCTGGTGGAGGACTTTGCCAACAAGCGGGACGTGTACAAGATCATGGCCTCAGCCATCTACATGAAAACGGTGGATGAGGTCACGAAGGGCGAGCGGTTCGTGGGCAAGACCACCATTCTGGGCAGTGGGTACGGCATGGGCAGCGCCAAGTTCAAGGTGCAGCTTAAGACGTTTGGGGTTGAGATTTCGGACGACGAGTCCGCCCGGATCATCTCCACATACCGTGAAACATATCCGTGGATACCGGCACTATGGAAGGCGGGCTCCGCCGCCATTGAAGCCATGTCTAAGGGCAAGACCGCCAAGTGGGGACGCAAGGGCATCATCGACATCCAAAAGGAAGGCATCCTCATGCCCAACGGGTTGTACCAGCGGTACCCCAACCTGCGAAAAATGAAAGACAAAGAGGGCAAAGAGCAGTATATTTATGACTCGCGCAAAGGGCCGGTCAAGCTCTACGGTGGCAAGTTGACAGAGAACATTTGTCAGGGATTGGCACGTTGCATCATCGGTGAGCAGATGCTGCTGATCGCC